CGGGTAATGATGCTGATCAGCGGCTGGGGTGCGCGTTTAGAGGGTAGGAGAAAGGAGGGTGAGGTGCCATGTTTTGGCGAGTATGTCCCTGACCAGCAGGGTTGTTATGAAGTTACCTCCCGCGAGGGAGGTACACTTTCTTGCGGACCAGCCGAGTTCTCCGGTGACAGGAGTCTTGTCCGCTTGGGGGTGGCCAAGCAAAAAGGAAAGCTTCGTGTCGTAACGATGCAATCCGCAGAGGTTAAGCGCGTGTTAACCCCTGTTCATAACGCTCTTTACGACCACATCAGCTCGTTCGGCTGGTGTGTCCGTGGGGATGTACTCAAGGAGGATTTTGAGGCTGTAATCAGCGATCTTCGTGAAGGAGAAGATATTATTAGTGGCGACTACTCGGCCGCTACTGACAATATCTATCTACCTGCCGTCGATTGCATCGTTGATTGCATCTCGGAATCACCCGAACTTTCGGTGCTCGAGAGGGAGATTCTACTTGAGAGTTTCACTGATCTGCGTTATAAGCGCAAGCGCTCTGATAGGTTTGCGAAACCTATTAAAAGGGGATCGATGATGGGAAATTTGATCAGTTTCCCTATTCTTTGCCTGCTTAATAAAGCTTGTTGGGACATCGCCTGCGATGCCCGCTCAGATCCCAGTGAAGGTAGGCGCGGTCGTTTTAACGGTGATGATTGTCTATTTGCTGGGGACTCTGACTTTTTTAGAAGTTGGCGGTCCATCACGTCTGCATTCGGCTTCATCGTGAACGAGGAAAAGACAGGCAGAAGCCGTCGTTGGTGTGAGTTGAACAGTCACATCTATGACGCTGCTAGGCACCGGTTTGTCGCAAAACCAGTCCTTTCTTTTCTTCGTGTCGACCGCACTGCCCCAGGTAGCATACTCTCCTCGGTTATCCAGGGGACCGAGTCATTTCGTTGGTCTGTACGCCTGCGTATAGTTAACGATTTGATGAGGTATGAGATATCATTACGTGGTGTCTCCTCCGATCTTTCTTTGATCGGCCCAGCCTGGAGGCGAGAACTTCTCAAGCGGCGATGGTTTCGGGTCTCGGCCTTGGAAGGGCCAGCTCCGACCTTAAGGAGAGGCACGGATAGGGAGGTTCCGACTTCTGTTGGTCCTCCTCCCCATCCTAAGACTTATAGTTTCGTGACCCACGCTGCATGCTCCCTTTCCAGGGAGCGTGTCAAGAGATGGCTTGGTGTTAAGGTTTCACCCTTAAGGACCACCATCGATCGAGTAGCGTGGGCTCATAGACCTATATTTCGATCTCACCGTCTGCGATCTCGGTTCACGTGGGGCGGTCTGCAATGGGCATTTGTGTGGCCCTCTGAGTTACTTACTTTCTTTCAAGATAAGTACCCTCAGTATCTTAGGAG